CCCAAGTTAAAGCTCCTAGTATAAAAACAAATACTATTAATATTACTAAACTTAAATTACTTATTATCATCTTTTACTGTTATAAATATATTTACTTGAAATACTAATAATAGTATATGTATTTCCCAATAGTTTCTAATTTCATCTGGCTCAAAGTGTCTTACCCCAAGCAACAAACCATTTTTTATAAAGCTTATAAATATCATATACAACTATTTAATATTTCTTTACATAATTCATAAGGTACTATACTTCTTTCATAATTACCTTTTAAGCCTTGCGTTCCTGTTTGTGAACCTCTAGGAGCTGCTTCGTGACAAGGCATACCATTTTTACACATTGGTTTGGGATTCCAGCCTTTCTCATTAAAACAATCCATTAAATTATTCGTCCATATATCCGTTGGCTTCATTCTTTTATCACCATATTGACAGTAAGTTACTGTACTTCTATCATAACCTTTTATTACATCTAACTTTCTTAATTTGCCTCTTGGATTTTCTATAAAAAAATATTTGGGTTTAAAGTATTCTATAATATCTAAAGTACATTTAACAATTTTAACACCTAATTTAGCTTGTTCTGTTTTTGGTGCGTGGTCTTTATTCCAATGTTTACCTATA